GCTAGATATGCGCTTCATTATGAAACAGGCTAAAGAAGCGTCTAAGAATCCTGACAAGTTCGATATTGATGTACCCTCACAACGTGAGTGGGGTAAGAGTCTTGAACACACGCGAGCTATTGTTCGTGCGTTCAGGGATTTGCCTTGCAATACCATACTTACAGCACTAGCGGCTGATAAGTCAGAAGATGGTAAGGTTATCGAAATCTTCCCATCTTTGCCCGGTAAAGCTCGTAATGAAATTCCAGGCTTCATGGATATTGTAGGGTACTACTATGCCCAGCAGCAAGGGCCGACAACTGTTAGGAGGTTGCAGCTAGCTAAGACCCGCAAGGTATCAGCGAAAGACCGTACAGGTATGTTAGGTGAGATGTTAGAGGAACCTACCATTCCTGCAATCTTTGATGCAGTTCACAAAGGAGAGTAATTAGTATGGCTGGTTTGCTTAACTTGACTGACGGTAATGAGAAGGGCTTTGATCCCCTTCCGCCCGGAGCTTATCTTGCTGAGGTTTTCTCGGCTGAGATGGCTGAGACTAAGGGTGAAGGTAAGCTCCCGAAGTCTCCGATGTTGAAGGTTCAGTGGAAAGTTATTTCAACTCGTGATGGTGAGACTGAGGTTATCGACGACGAGGATGGTAAGGCTGTCAAGCTGGAGAACCGTAGGTTCTTTAGTCAGAATGTCATTCCTCCGAAAGAGATTGACGGAGAGCCTTATGCACACTACGAAATGATGCTTGGTCAGGTCATTCGTTTGTTCCTTGCACTTGGTTACGATGAGAAGGAAGTTAAGGCTGCAAAGGGATTCAATCCTGACTTCGATGATATGGCTGGTCGTCAGGCGATCGTTACCGTTGGTCGGGATATGGAGTATGGCACTAACCCGGTCAAGGGCATTAAGCCTGTTGGCGATGCTGTCGTCGCAGGGCTGCTCTAACTGAGACAACACATTAAAGCCCCCTAGTTAATAGCTAGGGGGCTTTAGTGCGTCCTATGACAATAACTCCAACTGAACTCCGTTATCAGTTTTTCGACTACCTCTTTGGTAATACCAGAGGGTACGTTTGCATATGCACCGCGCCTCCTGATAATCCGCGAGCTAACTTCAAACAAAAGTTTTTTGCGTGGCCTGAGCAGAAAGAGGAATTACAGAATTTCGTAAACAACGCAGCCTTACAGAATAACGTATGGTTCGGGGTTAATATGCTCAGTGGTGAGACTCGCAAGCGTGAGTTCTGTATGGCAGACAATCTAGTATGGAGCGACCTCGATACTTGTGATCCCGCTCTACTAGAACCACAGCCTAGCGTACTTATTGAGACTAGTCCAGGTCGCTTTCAAGCTATCTGGCGAGTAGATCAAGAATTGATACCTGAAATAGCGCAGGATTATTCCAAGCGCATCGCTTACAAGTATCGCAAGGACGGCGCAGATCCCACAGGATGGGACTTGACTCAGCTATTACGAGTACCGTTCACTTACAATTATAAGTATCAGGTTAAAGATACTCCACCGCCACAGGTGCGATTGATCCATGCTAGCGATGTTCTTGTCCCTGTGGAGCTTTTAGAGGGAATCGAGGAAGCCCCTGCTACACAAGGTGATCTTGACTTAGCTGGCTTACCTGACCTAAAAATGTTGCCGCGTCGTGAAGCCATAGAATACAAGTATTGGCTGAACCTTAAGGATACTCCATACACCGCACTTGCAGGTGTAGAACCTGACATTGGAGATGATTGGTCTAAGATACTTTGGCGACTGATAAACATTTGTCTAGAGAGTGGAATGACCGAACAGGAAACTTTTGCGGTAACTCTAGAAGCGAAGTGTAACAAGTATGCCAGAGATAAGCGACCACCGCGTTACTTGTGGCGCGACATTGTTAAAGCCTCGTCAGCCCAGCAACATCTGACAGTTATAACAGGTACGTTTGTCCCGCTTACGATGCCCGATCTGAAAATAGGTAGCGTACATCAATACATCACGGACGACTACCGTAAGTGGGGAGAACAAGCTACCGATGCTGTTGGAGCTTTCCACGACCTCGCAGCCATGATGATCTTATCAGCAACGGTTGCGGGTAATGTGACTTTAGAGGCAAGCTACGGTACCGTATATCCTAACCTGTGGGGGTTGATTTTAGGGGACTCGACTTTAACCCGTAAATCAACTGCGATGCGTATGGCTACAGAACTTATGCAAGAAATGGAGGAAGATGTTATCCTTGCCACCGATGGATCGGCAGAAGGTTTGCTCTCTGGGCTTTCAACTAGGCCGGGACGAGTATCGGTGTATTTTCGAGATGAAGTATCCGGCTTCTTCGATAGCATTAACCGCAAAGATTATCTTGCTGGAATGCCTGAAGTCCTTACCCATCTCTATGACGTACCCAACATCTATAAGAGAGCGCTCCGTAAAGAACAGATTATTATTAGTAAACCTGTGTTCATCTTTTTCGGCGGTGGAATCAGAGATAAAGTTTACTCACTTCTTAACGAGGAGTATATACTCTCAGGATTTCTCCCTCGTTTCCTTATCGTCGCAGGAGATGCTGATATTACAAAGATTCGCACAACTGGGCCAGCCAACACAGACTTAGACACACAGAAGAATAATCTAAGGCAGCGGTTCGGTGATGTAAAAGAGCACTACAATGTACCATCTGAAATGAAGCTTGGCGACCAAGTGATTAGGAACCAGGCTAAGTTTGAAGCTGTCCTTACTCAAGATGCTTGGAAGTTATATGGCGATATTGAAATGCAGATGGTGACGCACGCTAGCGAGTCGTCTGTACCGATGTTGGCAATGCCGACGTTTGAGCGTTTAACTCGGTCTATGCTGAAAATGTCGATTCTGCTAGCTTGCTCCCGTCAGAAACCAAGTGGCTCGATAATTGAGGTTACGGAAGGTGATGTTCAGAAGGCAGCTTGGTACGTTCAAGATTGGGGTAGGTACTCAGTCGATCTTGTTATCAATGCTGGTAAGACTACGAGCCAACGTACACTAGATAAGGTTCGTAAGATGATTCAGAACGAGCCAGGGGTCAATCGCGGTAAGATTTTACAGCATCATCATCTAAGTAAGAGAGAGGCGGATGACGTGCTAGGTACGTTAATTGAACGTGGTGAAATCATCGAAAAGAAAGACGAGAAAGGAAGGGGGCGAAAACTATGGGCGATATAGAAATCGACATAGAACAGGAACGAGAGCTATTAGCTAATGAGTTCAGTAAATGGGAAGAACTTAAGTTACCCCATCCTCGAGAGGTATTCAACGTAGACGAGTTCCATCTAACTGCTCGCTTGGATGCACTTTGTGACTTGTTAGTTCAGTTAGAGCTTATTGACGCTACCGTCTACGAAGCTCTGATTATCAAGCAACTCAGGGAACGAATGGAAATGATGAAGCCCGATCTTACTAAGATGATTCGACAAGCAGGCATTGCACCGAACAATGGTGCTAAGTTATTCGGCCCAGACGGGAGGCCATTAATTTGATTATCGGGCTAACAGGTAAGAAGGGTAGTGGCAAAGATACCGCAGCTAAGTACCTAGTAGACAACTACGGCTATGAACGTAAAGCTTTTGCCGATAGCTTGAAACAGTCGGTTGCCGCACTCTTTGATATACCGTTCGAGAAAGTCGATGAATACAAGGTTGATCTAGGTGGTACACTACCGCACGTCGAAGTGATAATTGATCTAGGCGAGTATCGGGAACAGCCAGGATACGGTAGAGTCTTACATCATACTCAATATAGTATGTCGTGGCGTGAATTCTTGCAGCGTTATGGTACAGAATCTCATAGAGAAATATTTGGCTACAATTTCTGGGTCGATCAAGTGTTGCCTTACATAGATCGTGATAAGGCGATGTGGGCGAGTTATACATTACAAAAATATGTAATTTCAGATGTGCGTTTTGAGAACGAAGCTGCACGTGTGAGGTATTATGGTGGTAAAATTGTAGAGATTATGCGTCCGTCACTAGCAAATGTTAAAGACGCTCATGTGTCTGAGCAGATACCGACACCAGACTTTCAGATCATTAATCTAGACAATAACATGGCAAGTCTGTATACAGGTATAGACGAATTCATGGAGAGCGAAGTTGTTATACGTTAAATGGACTGACGAGCTACGAGACAAGTTTATAGAATTGCGCGATAGAGAAGGTGAACAGAGTGCGGCTCAGGTACTAGAAACAAGCACGCGAAATCTATATGACTACTGTAGGGGAATATCTCGTGGTAAGCGTAATGGTAATCTGAGTGGAACAGCGCCTCGTAAGTTTGTAGAACTCAAGAAAGTGGAGCTTTTAGCAGAAGCTCTATACGATTCAGATATTGATGATGTTGAAGCTTTGACCCAAAAAGAATGGAAAGCTCGTGGCGACTGGAATCCAGCTCAAACGTAAACATCCGTTAGCTGAGTGTGAGAAGTGTCCACTTGCTAAGGCACCTTGTGCGCTTAGTTCTGGGCCTGCTGACGCTAAGATAGCTATTGTTAGTCGTTCACCCGGCTACCATGAATCCATGTCTGGCAGACCGTTCTCAGGTATGTCAGGTAAGGTACTCGATCACTTACTTAATGAACAGGGTGTGAATAGAAATGAAGTCTTGGCTACAAATGTTGTCCTCTGCCATACAGACAAACCCACCAAAGAAGCAATCGACGCATGTTCTCCACGTTTACAATCAGAACTTGCGGAAGTCGAAACCATTATCGCGGCAGGAAGTGAAGCAATTGCAACCTTACTTGGTAAAGGGACCGTTGCTAGTGCTAGAGGATATGTCCACAGGGCTTCTGGGAATCGTCGGGTTATCGCAACATCGAATCCTGCCATCGTTCTTCGGGATGACTCTACCTTCCCCAGCTTACAAAGAGATTTTAGACTTGCGATCAATCCGCTACCCACTCCGAAGCTTCCACAGGTAAGGTGGACTAATGATATTGATGAGGGTAAAAGATGGATATCAGATATTGCCGAACGAAACTTCCCCAGACTCTCCTGTGATATTGAAACTAGAGGATTGGCCCACGATGCTCCTGTGGTTAGTTTCGGATTATCTGCATCCGGTGACAGAGCTATTGCCTTCGGAGAGCAAGTTTGCACAGACAGAGATTGGTTTCAAAATTACCTTAAGCCACTTCTTCAACTCGACAATTGTACATATATCTGGCACAATGGGAAGTTCGACGTACGAAATCTTCGGCACAAAGGAATTAACACCCGCGTAGATGAGGATTCCATGTTGCTCAGCTACGCTCTGGA